GGAGGAGGCTCTGGCCTCAAGTATGCCGCTTCTTCGATCATTTATCTCTTTAAGAAAAAAGAGAAGGATGGAAAAGAAGTTATCGGAAATATTATCCGATGCCGAACAGCAAAGTCCAGATTAAGTAAGGAAAACAAGGATGTCGAAGTTCGTCTGTATTATGATTCCCGTGGCCTTGATAAGTATTATGGCCTCCTCGAACTGGGAGAAGCCGGAGGGCTCTGGAAAAACGTCGCGGGACGCTATGACATGGGCGATGGCAAGAAGATCTACGCCAAGGCAATTCTAGCCGACCCAGAAACATACTTCACACCAGAGGTGATGGAGAAACTTGATGTAATCGCTAAAGGAACTTTCAGTTATGGATCTTGATCACGTAAAGTGGTTCTCACGTTCTGAAGGGAGTTGGGTCTCCCACAGACGTTATCTCTATGGACCCAAAAGACAAGTAGACAATCTCGTCACTAATTTTAAAATGAAAAGAACTGGCGAGAAACAGTTCCAATTGACTTGGGATAGTGATAGGAACGAAGGAGAGATGAACTTCTGGTTAGAAGGCAACCTCCTCAAGAGAGACAGTGGTTACTATACCAGTGAACCCACAAACTCCATTATGCATCAGATTGATGAGGACACCATTGTGTTCCAGACATCTTATGGTGGAGTTGATTACAGAGAGGAGATTCGTTACCTGAATGGCGACAAAGTGCGACTAAGGCAGACAGTCGGTACAGAAGGTGATAAAATAAAGATCGTAGGTCAGTATTATGAAGAGCGATCCTTTTCCAATGACACCTGAAGAGCTTGAATATTTCTGGAGTAAATTTCCAGAGATGACTAAAGAAGAGTTCGATGCGTTCTTTGAGATTTACAAAGATCATTCTGACTTTAAGAATATGTACTTTGATGAGAACAATGAGGCTATCTAATTTTGTGAGGGAGTACGATAATGTAATCCCTCTTTCTTTCTGCGATGAATTAACTCATTTATTTGATGTGAGTCGTTATCAACAAGTCATTGATAATGATTATAAACCCTTCTTCACTGAGGTAAATCTAACAAGACATTATCCACATCTTTTCAATAAGATGGTGGATATTACTTTGCCAGTTATTGAGAAGTATCGATCTGATTTCGCTAAAGAAACTAAATTCTGGCAAAAAGATATTGCACTGGAAGAATTCAGGATTAAACGATACAATGCCAACACTGGAGAACAGTTTGCAGATCACGTTGATGCAGCTTCATTGGAGTCCGCTAAACGTTATCTGGCATTCTTGTTTTATCTGAATGATAACTTTGTTGGTGGAGAAACTCTATTCCTTCCCGATAAGCAAGTAGAACCAAAGAAAGGTTCTGTTGTTGTCTTTCCTCCCACTTGGCAGTATCCACATGCTGGATTACCCTTGATGAAGGGTACAAAATACATCATGTCCACCTATTTGAATTTCACTTAAATGCTTCAACCAGTTGAACAAAGTATTATACGAGGATTATCCCAAGATGAGACTTACACCAGGAGAGTACTTCCGTATATTAAGGACGTTTACTTTGAAACATCCGCGGCACGCACTTATTATGAAATCTGTAGAGATCATTTCACCAAATACGACTCCTGTCCAACAGCAGAAAGCCTCACTATCTCAATCAATGAGTTGGAAGGACTTACTGATGAGGAATTTAAAGAGATTGGGGAATCGTTTGAGATTATAACTAATAAGGATGAAATCAAAGTCGATTGGCTGATTGATACCACGGAGAAGTGGTGTAAAGAACGAGCGATCTACCTTGCCCTGATGTCATCTATCTCTATCGCTGATGGGGATGATAAAGATAAAACGCCAGAATCGATTCCTGGCATCTTATCTGAGGCTCTTGCCGTCTCTTTTGATGATCATGTTGGGCACGATTATCTTGGAGATTATAATGATCGCTATGACTTCTACCATCTCAAAGAAGAACGTATTCCATTCAACCTAGACTACTTTGACAAAATTACAAAAGGCGGGATCCCTAATAAGACTCTCAACATCGCACTTGCTGGTACAGGCGTCGGCAAGTCTCTATTCATGTGCTCGATGGCTAGCTCAGTCCTCCTTCAAGGGAAAAACGTTCTGTATATCACACTTGAAATGGCAGAGGAGAGAATTGCTGAGAGAATTGATGCGAACCTCTTGGACACCTGCGTACAAGACATCGTTGAGATCCCAAGATCAGTCTTCGAGACTAAAGTAACAAACATAGAGAAGAAGACTCAAGGCAAACTCTTTATCAAAGAGTATCCAACAGCTTCCGCCCATCCAGGACACTTCGATGCACTCCTCAAAGAACTGCAACTTAAAAAGGCTTTCCAACCTGACATCATTTTCGTTGATTATCTCAACATATGTACTTCTAGTCGCTATCGTGCTGGTTCCAACGTCAATAGCTATACTGTTGTCAAGGCTATTGCCGAAGAACTTAGAGGACTTGCAGTCAAATACAACGTCCCGATAGTCTCTGCTACACAAACAACTCGTTCTGGTTTCTCTTCAAGTGATGTCTCTCTTACTGATACGTCTGAGTCTTTTGGCTTACCTGCTACTGCCGATTTCATGTTTGCTCTTATTTCTAATGATGAGCTCGAACAGATGGGACAGATTATGGTCAAACAACTCAAGAATCGGTACAACGATTCCTCAGTCCATCGTAAGTTTGTTGTCGGAATTGATCGCGCCAAGATGAGACTTTATGACGTGGAACAGACTGCCCAAGAGGACATTCTTGACAAGGAACCCACGGTCAGTTATAATGATAACGAACCAAAGTTCAAAACCAAAACTTTCGCTGACTTTTCATTCTGATGAAGACTCAACTAAAACTAAACGCACCATTGGCTCGATGTGAGCCTCCGTATTATTATCTGATTCATCTTGTGTCAGATGCACCCCTATCCTGTAGTGGAACACGTTGTTGCTCTTGTGAGAGAGACATGCATTCTATCCTGGAAAAGTATCCCTATTCCAGAGTAGAGAAATTCTATCTCCCAGAGACCCCACAGACGGTCGACGTTCCCTCTATTAGGTTAGATCCCGACTTAGGGTTACCAACCCAACAATCCCTCCCAGAATCCTGCCTAGAACCCTTTATTCCTACATTCCATGACTAAGAAAGTTGATTTTGAAAAGTACTCAAAGTTTGTTGATGCTGTTACTAGCGACGAATCTCGTGATTTCCTCGCTCTTAGTGATCGTCTGGTTAGACTTGATGAGAAAGGCGCAAATATTGAGCGTCTTATGACAGGTGCCATCGGTCTCAATGCCGAAGGTGGAGAAGTGATGGAGATCGTCAAGAAACTTGTCTTCCAAGGTAAGAAATGGGATGACGAAACAATCTTCCACCTCAAAAGAGAATTGGGTGACTGTATGTGGTACATGATGCAGTGTCTTATTGCTCTCGATACACCCATTGAAGAAGTGATTGAGATGAACATTGACAAACTCAAGAAGCGTTACCCTGGTGGTGAATTCGATGCGTTCTATAGTGAGAATCGCGAAGATGGTGATCTGTGATAAGTACATTCACTAAAGAGATAAGTGAAGAGAACCTGAACAGGGCTCTTCCTGTCATTCTAAGTACACAACTCAACAACATCAGAAACATCATGGCATCTAACACGATTGTTCTTTACACAAATGAGTCACAAGAATGTGAGAGGGTCAGATCACTCTTGGTGAGTCTTGGTGATCAGTTCCTTGAGTATAAACTTGGAGAAGACTTCAATACAAAAGACTTTGCTGCTGAATTTGGTACAAATGCTGAGTATCCTCAAGTCGCAATTGGAGACAAGCATGTTGGAGGATTGAAAGACACCTTACATTATCTACAAAATCAAGGTGATCTATGACAAATGAACAAACACAAGAGGTTCTTACAGATCAAATCAAGAATCTCTGTAAGAACCTCAACGGAACTTACCATAAGCAACTCATAATAGATTCTTATGGTAAGTCCAAGGAACAGATAGTAATCACTTATAACGAGGAGGGTTGACACCCTCCTCTTTTTGTGTTATTATAAATACATCAGGAAACGGTGACAAACCTGTTCTGCTACTCCCCACAAACCGAGACCTATAGGGAGTCAAAACCACGTCTCTAATACCTTCCGCAAGGGTAGGAAGGAATAATACCGTCTCTCATTT